CCGCCGCAACCTAAACTGTTACCAGCCGAGCCAGTTCCACCAGCGCCGCCTCCGATAGTAGTCACACTTAAAGCGGAAGAAGATGCACCATTAACACCTGCGGTAGTTGTTCCCACCCCACCTGCACCAACAGTAATAGTATAAGAACCAGCGGATATTGCCGCTGTACCTGTGGAAACTTCACCAGCACCACCACCACCACCACCGACATATGACCCATTATTAGCGCCACCAGAAGCACCGCCACCAATAATCATATAAGTAGCATCGCCAGAACCAGCATGAACAGTCAACGTGCCAGAACCCCTGAAAGCATGAACACGGTATGTCGTACCAGAATCTTCGTATTGTGTGATAATCCCACCGAAAGCAGTAATTGGGTCAAGGGTGCCACCCAAACCGCCATTCATCCACGCAGAAACAGCCGTAGACGGATTAGCCCTTGGCAAATCCTTCCGAGCCTTCCACGTAGAAACCGCAGTACTAGGGTTAGTCCTATCTTGTCGAAACACTATAAGACCTCTTAAGCAGTTATTCTATTTACAAAACCATTGATGTTAACAACATTCGCAGCCGCAGCAAAAGCCTTGACTACAAGACCATTTTGCAAAAGCAATCCGGGGCATACAAGCACCCAACCTGCTTCGGCTGTAATGGTAATTTCTGTTAATTCATCTGGTGCTGTTGCACCACCGTATTCAATCGTCAGTTTCCTGTCCGTTGAATCAGTGTTACACGCATACAACCAGATTTCATCTTTGTTAGATGTACCCGATACGGCGGTATGAATAGTTGTACCAGCAGTAGCCGTAGCCGCCACCTTAATATTCTTACCGTTAGTGCCGCCTGACAGTAACTCTTTTGAATATGTCGCCATATTACCTTTCCTTTATTTAACTGAAAATTTGGTTATTCAGAAGTAGTTGATCATTGTTAGTAGTTACAGAAATAGCAGGAGTAGCGCCCCCTGTAGAAACAATAGGAGCCGTGCCTGTAACAGCAGTCACTGTTCCAGCAGTAGCAGCAGCCCATTTCAAACCTGATGCTTCAGAAGAATCCGCTGTTAAAACATAAGTATTACTACCAACCGCTAAACGTGTTACCGCATCAGAACCAGTAGCAACAATAATGTCACCCTTAGCATCAACAATGTCTTTCTGCACAACACCCGGAGTTGTATTAACAAAAGTTTCTATATCCGTAAAATTGGTGTTCATTTCGCTGGCAACTATTGTTGTTCCAGCGGAAAAATCGTTTGTAACTGCTAATGTCGCCATTTATCGCAATCTCCTCGGCGTGTATGTGAAAGCCAACGCATTTACTTCCCAATGATTATTTGTGGAAGGTCCGTTTACCTTCATACTAATACTCTGTGCTGTCCCAAGTGTGGGCAAATTAACAACATCTGCTGTTAAATTACGGGCAATAGCATCCCATTTCGCTACATATGCTGATGCCTCATCAGCATCATCCCATTTAGCGGTACCCCACAAAGAATCAGATGTTTTACCAGTAATAGACAAATCGAAACTATTAGTTTGAGATGACTTATCGTAATCTTTATAAATTTGTATAGGTAAAGTAAGCGTAGTTTCTGCTGATAACACCACTCTTGGGCGACCCCAACGCTTTTTAACAATAGGATCACGCCCAACTACCCACCTAGTAGTGAAATAAGACGTTATATGTGAAACCGCAGTAGACGCATAACGGTCAGTTGTACGATTCTGTGCATCTTCCACATCGACCACAACGCCAGTATTTGCTACGCATCCTGCGTAAACTGTAGGCGAAGAATTAGGTGGACGATACGCATACAGTGGGCCAGCATCAATGTCACTCATAGTCCAAGAACCACCTTCACCCATAGTCGGGTCATACATGAAAGTTCTTCGAGTAGTAGCGCCATCTTCAGTCCAGTCAACTGAAACATATAATTTGTTGTTACCCCACGCTAACTGCGGGGGGTTACTAGTTAGGTTATCTATACGCCCATCTTCAATAGCGGGCTGTAATTTGGAAAACAACCATATAAATTGTTGCCCATCATAAACGTAAACTCCTTGATCTGCGTGCCAAAAGAAAGTTCCAAATGTTGAAGAAACAGGGGAAGATTCTGGTATTGAACCAACATTGTTAGTTGCTGTTGTTACTTGAAAAGAATCAGAATCGAAACCGTAAACAGCGTAAACACTATTAGATTTGAAAACTAGAAGCCTGTCTCCTGCTGGTACAAGCCCTGTAATATAGTCACCATGCTCCCCTTTATCAATATCAACATAATCAGACGCAGACCACTTCTCGGGATCATTCGCATTGGACCATCTGAGTCGGTACTTGTATCCGGTACTACCCTCATACGTATACCCTGCCCACGCAAAATTGTTCCAAAACGCTACGTATTGCGCTTGAGGGAAGTTCCCAGCGGAACCATCGAGAGTAGTTCCTAAATCTGCACCTGAAGAACCATCCCATTTAAAAGACGGTTTATCGTAAGAAACACCGTAAGCGATGTTATTCATGGTCATGCCATAAACACGCGAACCGCTAGTTCGCGCTGTTATTCCACTAACAGTAGTGAAATTAGTAGACGCAGAATGAGCAACAGTAGTTCCGTAATTAACTAACAGTTGGCTAGTTCCACTATCTGTGTACAAAGCCCACATGCCTTTAACATCAGCACTTAATGCTGTTGTGTTGCGTCTGTCAACACCATCACGTTGACGTATCCCACCACGAGGGTCAACAGTGACATTAAGCATGTCAGGGGATTCGTTTTCAGCGAGATTAAACTGATCGGAACGAAAGTTAAGACCACCAGTGAAGGCTTCTAGAACTTCAAGTTTGAATTGGCGTGCCATTAACCTTTACCAAATAACCCCGCCGGAACTGCTGTAACGTAAACCGCCTGTACCCACAGCATAACGTGTCGCTATGCGACTGTTAGCCACCATAGGTTGAGGTGCTGGAACGTCAGCGTACCTACGACCAATATTATCGAGATCAGTTTGGAATTGTATTAAATATTGTTGAGCCATCACAGGATCTTCTTGCTGTAAATAGGCTTTAGCAATAGCGTAAGTTACAAGAATAGGGTGAAAAGGTGCAGGTAAATCAGGTGAAGAACCTGATGCTGAACCAACACCAAAATCTGTTGGGTTCCGCATTACACGAGCATAAATAGTAGCGGCACCATCAGGAGTTGGATACAACGTAACCGTGTCGTTCCAGAAACTCCACTCCCAAGGTTGACCACTTGTAGTCACATTAAGAGGGTAAATAAAATCTGCGTTGTCGTTACCAATAAACTCAAGGACATGATCGTCATTACGTAACGACATTATTTCACGAACACCTTGTGTAATAGCGTCAGGGGAACCTGCGATACTAGCAAGAGTGTAAGTTTTTGTTCCACCAACTGTGTTAAAAGTTGTTGATGTTTCAAAAAATGGCCAGCGTTTTTCACTGTAAACAATCGTGTCAAAACCTTGACCGATCATATTGTCAAGAACAGTGTCAGATATGTCAGTTGCATCAATGTCAACAACTGAACGAACCTGATCGCGCATTTGTTGCAAGGTCATTGAAGTCATTAAACAGCCGCTTTCTGTCTAGTGTGTCCAATACAAAGCGATGTACCCGTGACGGGGTGCGCTTTACACGCAGTCCCGCCACGAGTCGTCGCAGAGCAAGATCCGTCTAGAAAGTCGGGAGGTGCCTCAGCAAAAGACGATGCTGGTCTAGACCCAGCCACCTGACCGGCGGCATAAGTACTAGGTGTGGAACCGCCGCGCGAAGCGGCAAGTTCAGCATTTCGACCATGTGCGAGGGCAAACTCTCTACCCATTTCTTACTCCTTTGCTTGCAATTGATACAAGAGGTAAACCCTTACTTAAGCAGGGGTTATACCGTAGATGTATCCTTGACGAGCGCGGTTGCTGATCGTCAAGTTTCCGTAGCACAATATTTGTGCGTAACGTGCATCTTGGTTCGTTGGTCGCACGAACGGAGTCGGCTGGAACCAAGTGTCTGTGTGAGCAACAAGACGTAGATACTTAGTGTTAAGCATGTACATTTTGCCTTCACCGGCTAGTGTGCCGTCATAAGTTACAGGAGCGCCCTTGAACAGAAGGTTCTGGAAACCAGCATCTGCTGTCTTAGCGTCTGTGTAACGTAGTTGTGGCTGAAGCAATGCTTCATATGCCTCATACTGTGACTGTCCAGTCATGATAATCGTAGGCTGATCGTTGCCAACCGATACGTCATTGTAAGTATTTGACATTTGAGCAAGTGTTATAGCACCAGACATGTTATGAACTTTTGATCTCCACCAAGAGTTATCTGAATCTGTTGCATCAATTCCACCGAAAGAGGAACCACCTGCGTCATTACCAAGACCTACGCAGGCTGAAAGCCCAAGCATGTCTTTACCACTGTTACCTGTACCATTGCCGAAAAGCATGGTGTTAAGGTTTTCAATAATGGTTTCTTCCGTCTGCATGATCTTTCCTTCGAGAAGGTCGATTACTTGCTCTGGTCCATTATTTTTTGCTTCTTCAATACCAGTTATTGTTACAGTTGCAGCATACTGTTTCCAGTCGAACTCAGCGGCTGTGATGCCTGTCTGAGCAGTTGTGGCTATAGTATCTGATCCTGAGTAAGAACCGGCTGTTGAGTTTGATCCATAAATTATTGGAACAACGATCTTTGCTCCGCCACTTACGCGCCGAATGGTTTGTCCATTGGTAAGCGCATAAAACAGTGGGCGAGCAGTAAACACGTTATCCGCAAGTTTAGGAACATAATTATTCAGCGTTGTGCTGAGTATCTCATCAAAGTTGGTGTTACCCGCTACCATTTGATTTTTCTCCTATTAGTTGTTTGATAATTGTTCGTTCGCCAGCGCAAAAGCATCCCGAATTGAATTAATTGCCTTGTTAGTATTCGTTTCCTGAGTGGCTGAAGGACTCCCAACCGTAGATTCAACTACGTTCGCGGCACGTTTCTCCTCGATAATGTCAGCAGTTTTTGCTTTGTCTTGAAGATCGCCGTACGTCATATGGGCGTAAGCGGCTTCAAGGTTGCCGATATTATGTTTCAAAGCGTGACTATAAAGTGCCTTTTCATCAATCTCAGTGTTGAATTTATTAGACAATTCTTCCACTTCTTTTTGCATATTTTGCTGTCTGTTAGCGCGATTCTGTTCTTCAATGGATTGTTCAATTCGCCGCAAGCGTGCTTCTTCTGGGTCCAAATCCTCTACCAGTTCATCCTGATCGGTGTTTTGATTACCCATGCTGACTCCAAAGGCATCGGCTAAAGCCGAAACTGCACCTTTTGGGTCAGACTCTAATGCTTGGACAATTGCCTCTCCTTGAGCCAACCTTTCGCGTTCTGATGCCAACTCTTGCGTTTTACGGGTGTAATCCGCTTGACGTTGATATCCGTTTTGAAGTTCCTCCAATGAAACTTGTTGCATTTCACCATCAACTTTGACGGTGTATGTGTCTCCTGTTGCAGTAACTTCTTGTGAAACGTCTGGAGTGCTTTCTGCTAGTTCCTGTGTTTCGTTTTCCATGTGGAATCCCTTCGGTTGTTCCTATTATGAGACATATTTTGTCCCGTAAATTACATATTAGGTAACTCAAGCCCCATCTGGTTCTGGAGTTGCGCTAATAATTCAGGCGGTACCCCACCTGTTGCCTCAAATACCTGATCGGGAATCGGACCCGGATCCATCCCGCCTGTAACGGCTGGTGGTTGCATGCCCGCTATTTCCTCACCGGCTGCGGCTTCACCCTCAGCGACCATAGGTTGCTGTTGGATAATAAATTTTTCTGCATCGTCAATACCAAACCCGTATTGCAGAACGTGTTTCACAAGTTCTGCTGGATCAACGACTACGCCTACAAGTGGTGCCATAGCATTCATAAGAGACACGGCTTGTTGACGGCGCGCAGTTTCATTCAAAGGCTGGGTCGACCCGCCTTCTACGGAAAAATCGTATTCACCAATAATGTCATCACGCGTGTAAGCGATGAAATATTCTTGGTCGTCTTTTCCTGTTACACGAATCATTTGCGCTTCGGTCATGTACTGCTGCATTAGTTGCATAACCATGCGAGCGACTTTAGAAATAATGATTTCAATAGTTGCTAACTTGTCAGCAGCACGAGCGTTACCAGCGTCAGCAATAATGCTGGCTTCCGTAGCGGTACGCCTAGTTTCAGGCATTTGACCACGCTGATATTCGGAAACCCCACTCACTGTATTGATGTCAGCCTCAATGAGATGGGAATGATTGTACATTTCTGGAGCCAAAGGCGTTTGAGCAAGAGGAACGACTATATCTCCAAGGTTTCTGTTTTCATCCACAACGGGTACGAAACGTCCATCTTCGTCAGATTCTAATGCTTCACGACCTTCGGGTCCAAAAGAACGCTCATGGTATAAATATTTCCGAGCGTAGCGTTTACGATGGTTCACCATCTGTGAACGCGTTTTATTTAATTCTTCTTGCAAAGACTCTATTTGTGACAGATCCCCAATCGGATAGAACGTATCTGGCACATCATAATTGCGTAACATCACGTAAGGATGTCCGAATGAATAAGGCATAGGTGTTGGATCTAATAAAAAATCGCTACCTGTTTGACTAAGTACACACATGGTGCCATCTTCAATGTTGTAATATTCAAAGATACTTACACGTTCAACAAGATCCGAGTATTCTTCACGTTCCGTGTCATTATTCCAACGGTAACGAACACCCGAATCTGCTTCCAAACCTTGACGGACACTACGTTTAAACCTTTTATCTTTTTTGACTTCATGCAAAGGACGTACAATTCTTTGCACAATCCATTTAGCGTCCTCTAAACAAGTTGCTTCAGGATCAACCAACATATCGAAAGGGCTTATCCTCTCGACAAAAGCCTGATCTTCAACTATTTCCATTCTCGTATTAGGGACACTCGCAGCGATATCTTCATCAGAAGGCAAATCTTGAGCCATGTCAGGATTCATGTAAGCGAAATCCTGAACTTCTTCAGCCGCAGTAACGATCTGCTGATCGCGTTCCATAGGACTTAAAGGACGTTCCTGTTCAACGAAACGCCAACCTACTTTTATCCAAGCGTGACCAAGAATAAGAAAATCTTTAACAGCACGCCTGAAAGGTTTCCTGTAATCGTGATGCCGCCACAAATAATTGATGATCGCTTCGTTGAAAACGGCGCGATCTTCGTCACCTTCTTTGTTCGCTGTAACCGTTATTTTTGGATGGTTAACAGCAACAGAAGGAGCGATAACATTAATAGTACTAAAAGCAAGATTCACTGAAATGCGGTCATAACTCACATTGCCTGAATAACCCGCACCTAAAGTGTCACCGTGATAAGTTTTACCACGATACAAGTCGATCATCCTGCGCCATAAAGCGTCATAACCTTCATCAACACGCCAACGATGTGTCATCTCGATACGGTCTTGTATCTTAGCGAATTGTTCTGCTTTAGTTTGTCGCGCCATTAAGACGATGCCCTCTCTACTTGAATACCCTGCGCTTCGGCTTCGGCAATAACTTTCTTTTCGCGTTCACGTAAAGTTAAATGCTGCTCATCGGGCGGCAACTGGGAGCGGTACCCGCTGCCAGTCACAACCCTAAGACCTAAAAGTTTTTGCCTCCACTCCCACAATTCTTCAAGTTCTTTATCAGTTTTAGGACCCTTATGGGTTTCAACGTATTCTGCGAACTCTTTAAAAGAAGCGTTAGGAGGTAAAACAGCCACTACCGAGGGGCGGGCTGATGTGCAGGCTCTACTTTTCCTGTATGCCCATGCTGGTTGAAAGGTGTTTCACGTGCAGCCTGCTCATTGCTTGCTTGCCTTGAACCGCCTTCATCGCTTCTTAAAGTCGCCTTTTGCGAACCAGTCTCAGTAGGAGGACCAAACTCAAGAACATTAGTATTCAAGTTAGGTTGCGCTCCCATGCCAGAGGCATTGTACTTATTTTTACTCATAAAGGACTCTCCGTTCAATAGTTATGTCCTAAACAAATGCTTAAGGTGTCCCACGCACATTGTTTAAACCGATGGTATCAGTAATCGGAGCGTTCTTGGGGATTTGTCTACGCCACCAATCAAACGTCCAAGTATCATCAACTTCCTGCACATACTCAGGAATAAACGCATACTTTCGCATCTGATTAGCCAAAGCAAGCGCCATAACACGGTCATCATGCGGAGAACCAGACATGGTACCCCTTTCATTACGAGTAAAAGTTCTCAACTCCTGCAACGTAAACTCGTCATGCAACACTAATTCTTCGTTCTTTAACGCCATACCAAGATCATCAATCATCAAAGGCTTAGACGTACGCGTAGTTTTCCACCCAAACTCCTGAGACATCTTATTAGTCTCATTATTCAACGAACGCCTACGAAAAAGATTAGGGTACCCCAACTGTCTCAACTGTGTGATAGTAGTTAAACCATGGTTATTAGACTCAACGCAACACAAAGCGTTCCCATACCAAATACCAATATTGTAAACCTCATGCGCTAACTCATCAGGCGGTATACGCCCATGCCACACCGCTACCTGCTCACCATTCTTAGCGTCAATAACCTGAACACAAGAATAATCGCCATGACCCAACCCCTCAGCAGTATCAACACCCAACGTGTAACCACTCCAACGCTCAGGAGGAGTCCAAATTGTTAAATTCATGTCCTAAACTCTAAAACTCTTGGTTGAAGTTCGTGTAAATAACCTGTTTCACCGCGTCTAACATGCTTAGACATAGCATCCAAAACGTTAAGATCAAAGACAGGATTACCAGAACGAACAAACGCTTCTTCGGGACTGGTTGGATACTCCTGTGCAAGTTGCCACGGCAACATAGACTGTTTCTTCGACTCATACCAAGACTCATCTCTGTCCTCTGAAGCAGACCACGGAAAAAACATAGCATCAAAACGGTTATTGCCAGTTACAGCACCATTCCAAAGATGATGAAAGAAATTCCCAGACCCATTAGCAGTAGACAACCCGATAATCCGACCGCCAACATCAGCCACTGGCTCGATAGAAGCCCATGCTTCCTCAGGGTTAGGAAGGAACGCCCATTCGTCAACCACAACCAACGAAGCCGACTCACCACGAGCAGGATCGGATGCCGAAGGCATCGAAGTAACCTGTGAACCATTAGAAAACACCATCCTTTGCTGATGCTCAACCTGCTGAGTGGGACCACGCTCCAACATCCAATCAGGCAAATGCTTAAACCCATACTTAGTTTTACGCAGCAACAAAACCGCTTCACGCTCTGTACGCGACAAATCAATAATGTTCTGATCTTCCTTAAAAAAAGCGAGCCAAAACTGGTGAGCGGCTATAAGAGTCGTCCAACCAATCTGACGAGCCTTTAAGGTAAGACTGTAACGGTTGTCACCCCATCTTTGTAAGGCTTGCTCTTGTGCGTCCCGTAAACCAAAAAGGATACGACCATGAGCAGGATGAGCGATATGCCAATACTTACGTAAGAAATACGACTCATCCTTTTGACACTTTCTCCACTCTGCTTCCTGCTTTAACTCTGATACACGCGCCATAAATTATCCGGGATGATTATTAATAAACTGCTCATACTTCTCAGGCGAATCCAACACTATCGTAGTGTAAGAATACTTAGCGTTATCATCACCCTTTCCAAGAGTAACAGTAATCGCCCCTATCAAAGTACCAACAGCCACCAACAAACCCGTAATAGCCGTAATAATCTTAACTGCGCTCATTAACCCGCCTCCACAAAAATACACTCACCCGGACATTCTTCAGCAGCATCAATAACAGCCTCCGCTAAATCATCAGGAACATTCACAGAATCCGCCATCTTATGAGTAGGTTCTTTAGGAATCTCAGACCCCGCTTCTTTAACATAAAAAAGCCCGTCATCATGTCCGTGAAAAATGCTTGGACAAATTTCCTCACACAACCCATCTCCTGTACATAAATCTTGGTCAATCCAAACCCTCATCTAACCAAACCACTCTCGTAACATCCGCGCTAACACCCCAACCACTAACGCTGTAGACAATATAAGGCACACCATTATCGCCGCTGCAAGATAGTCGTCCAAATTCCGACTTCTCTTTAACCGCACGCTTCGCACTCCTCTGGGTTCTCCAACCCACAAACAAGTTCTTCATCATCATCCAACCCGTCAAGAACCTCCCAAGCCTCAACAGAGAAACCACCCGCGCTCACTTGCGCTTTTTAGAATGAGTTATCTTCTTGCCTGTGCGCTTAGAAGCAGCCTTAGCCGCAGCACGCCCCTTAGCCGTATACGAATAATGTTTACCACCAACCTTAGGCATCTTTAACCATCCTTAAATTAATCACCTCAGCCTCTAAAGCCTCAGCAAGTTCCTCATCTGAATAGCCTTCAATGTCCCGTTCGTCATCCACAACAACTTTCCGCTTAGGAGTGAACTTGTCAATATATTGCAAATACAAAGAAGCAGCCTTCACATCGCCATCGGATGCCCTCTGCCAGAGCGAATCAATCACGCTCTGCACCCTTTCAGGGTTGATGTTCAGTTCCGCTGCGCGCCTATCCCACTCTTTAATGAAACGTGCGTCACGTTTTATTCGCCGGATTGAATCCTCGTGGATTTTATTTTCTGAAGCCCAGTCTCTTTGCGTACGCGGTTCACGTTCGTTTCCTTGTAGGAGCCAGTCCAGAAGTTTCTGCCAATTCTTTGGCATGACATGCTGTCCTGTTTCTTCGTCCCACTTCCAACCTTTTCCTCCACCGTTTTGCGGCATTTATTCATCCTTTGATTCCCAGTCGCTAATAAGATTAGACATCATGTTCATCGCGTCTTGAGGATCTTCAAAAAGTTCCCTGACACGGTTATCTTGAATAACCGCCCAGTGGAAGTATCCAACATGATCTAAGACCTTTTTCACTTCTACTTTTGTTTTGAGGTTGGTATTCATATGACATCTATTGTATGCGATAAGTGTCCCATTCGGGCATTCATAATAAAGATAGCACTATCTGAAATACATATCAAAAACTTTGTAAAAGATCGGGACAAAACAACTATACTGTAGTACTAGTACTTAGTATCATCCTCAGCCCCTCAGGCAGAGGATGGTACTAGAATCCTTACTAAATCCCTTCGGCGCATACAGGCACCAAGTATGAGAAATATACAACCGCAGGGGAGTCTATGGGTATCTATACATATACTTAGAATCGTAGGGTACCCCCCGCAGGGGGGTGGGGTGCGGTGGTTCGGCGTGCGCGCGCGCTAGAGGTTCGTACTACGTACGAAAAGCGCTAGAACTAAACGAAAATTGCCTCGCACACGCACGTATACGTACGCATAATGCACGGGCAAGCGGACATGCGGGAGACTCTGGCAACCCTACGTAGTAGATGGTGGCTGGCTGGCTGGCTACTTCTCCTCTGAGTTATTTCCTCTTGAACGAAGTGAAAGAGGTAAATAACCTCAGAAGGAGAAAAGAATGAAAAACGAAAATGTGGAAATTTTGAATCTCGGTTCAGCATCGGGGATTCGCTATGAACTTCGGATCATAAGAGATGAAGTTACGCCTACAACTCCGAAGGAGTCGGTTCGTCCTGTTGTGAAGATGACGAAGGCTGACCGTAAGGTCAAGAATCAGAAGTTAATGCGTAGCATTAATGGGAAGTTGGCGGCTGCTACTAAGGCGACTGATAAGGCTAAAGCCTTGGTGTTCTTGAAGGATGCTCAGGCTTTGACTCCAGCAAACTGGAGTGGTGTTCAGGCTCAGATAGAGCGCAAGTATGTGGCTCTGGGACTAGGTAACTAGTCTCGGGGTTTGGTGTGGGTCGTGTGGATGCGATCAACTTTGTTCCAGTGTGAGAGATAACTGGTTAGACCCACACTTTTACCTACGGTATTGTCTCCGATTTGACAGCCGTTCGGTTCGGACATATAATGTAAGGATGCGATTGCAAAAGTTGCTCTCGCCGAAAGGAAAATAATGAATACAGATACAAACACAACTACAGACACGATTGATGTCGAACCTAATTGGAAATTCATGAAAGAATTTACCAAGCGTGCTATATGCGAAGGCTCGATTGCAGGTGTAACCGTGACCGCAAAAGGGCGTGAGAATATGGAAGCCATGCTCGCCTCATATGAGGAAATTGTGGTCTACCTTGCTTCTGATGCAGGTCAAGCACGGGAGAAGGAAAGGGGGTTCTAAGTCTTAATAAAATCTCTTTGAACAAAGTGAAAAGAGATTTTTTAAGAACTTAGAATCTCAACGAAAGGAAACATATGAAACAAAGCAATTTAGCAAATTTGGTAGACGATGCGTTCTATCATGGTGATGCTCAGGCATCAGGGTACAGGTGGACAGCCAAACGCCATCCTATGTCTGTAATAATCACGCATCATTCGACACCTATGTTCAAGGTGTGGTTCTCAAACGTGGGTGGCATAAATGCCCATAGCGTTGAGGCTATAGACAGGGGTTACGGCTCCATGTCAGACAGGTGTGGAGTTCGTAGAATCACCGAAGGTGCCGGTGTTGGCATCGGATATAAGGAACTCTACGACGAGGAGTAAAGTTTCGGTACTTAGTACTTTGAATGAAATGAAAAGTACTAAGTACCGAGTACTTTCTACAAAAAAAATCGTTGCGGCTTCGCCGCAGGAAGGAAATAACAATGGAAACAATGCAAACACAATTACATAAGATTGCTCACCTGTTGTCATTCGATTATGACGCATACAAGGCTGTACCTAACATAAGTATTGGTATGAAGCGGGAAGCGTGGCGTTACGAGTTGTCTAACAACGAGCGTTTACGTTTGTATGGGGTGGACTTTAACGAATCGCCTATGCCGAATATGAAAACGGTTAAGGCATCAATGGTACAGGAAGTACCTGCGTGGGGTATGACGTTGGTCGAGTATGAGCAATGGCACGCACAATCAGAGTTGGACGAGCAGGCGGCAGAGCCTGCCTATCTGCAAGAGGTGGCGTAAGCGAAGATCGGAGTACTGACTCTTAATAAATCTCTTTGAACAAAGTGAAAAGAGATTGATTAAGAAGTCAGTCTAAGAAAATAGCAGGAGGTGCTATGAGTAAAATGCAAAGCAGGATTGCGTTCGAGGGTGGTCACATTGATCTACCTGAGGGTGTGGTTTTGTCCGCAAAAGAGGAGCAACTGATCGCTGCTGCACTTAAGGGTGTGATGGTGGACAGTTCTCAAACAGCGCAGGCTGAGGTAAGTAAATTACCTAGAGCCCAGCGCAAAGCACATAACCAACGGCTGAATCGTAAGATCAACGGCATGTTGGCTAATGCAACCAAAGCGAGCAATGGCACGATTAAAGGTGGTGACAATAAGGTACGTGAGTATCTTAATAACGCCGCTAAAGCATGCCCTTCGCATTGGGATAGTGTGCGCATTCGTATCGAGAATAAAAGGCTTGCCCTTTTAGGTTGATGCGAGGTGGGTGCCAGCAGGAATTTGTAACTCCTGTATAGCAGGCGAGACAGCATTGCGACTGTCTTCCTGCTTGGTAGGGGTATAGTCGAAGTCAAGTGAGATATCTCTTGACGAGGGATGCAGGAGGACACTTTAAGAGGGCAATTCGCTTACTGAATTAAGCGAAACGACTGTCTTTTGATTGATCGGGTTCGAATCCCGACTACCCACAATGCTATGTGAGTAAGAGAACGTGACGGGTTAGCGCTCGTTAGGTGGAGTAGTACTGAGACACCAGCGTTGATGAAAACAAAGCAGGGGATACACATTTGATTCGATAAGGAGATATCTTTATGTGGAATACACAGAACAGGGTACGAACATGCTCTCTACCGTCTGCTGTGGTTGTGTGTCCCCGACTTTTTCGCACAAGTTCTGCTAAAGCAGGAGTAATGGATGACTGTGGCGGTGTGCGCACGGTACTGGTCCCGAAGGGAGAATGTACTTGACCGAGTAGCAGAACAACATAATGGCAGGGTGCCAGTAAATACGGGGTCTTTCATTCCCCTTCCTTCGCTGGCATCCTGCCTGTTACAACAGTTCACTAGGAGGTGAAGATTATGCCATCATTGGCAAGTAAAAAAGTTAAAGCGTTCATACGTTTCGAGTATGAAACTGAAATGATTATTGACATGCCCGCAGAGGAAAGTGTTAGTTGCGTGAGAGATCATATTAAAGTTCCTTTGCCTGAAACTTTTGACAAGTTGGAGTGGATAGACACAGTTGTGTACAGGGCAGAGGGTGTGGATACTAATGAAATATGGGAGTTATAAATGTTATTAGCAGTTTATGAGGCTTACGCTAATTGCACGGCGGCAACTCCGTGCGAAGATAAAAGTTCGTTAACTATTAACGATTTCGTAGGCGAGGCATGGTGGTTTATCGCCGGTGTTCTCGTAACTGGATGGGTGTATGAACTCGTCAGACGTAAACGATTAAAGCGCTTACGTAAGAAGTCATACCGTTCAGGGTTGGAGGCATTACGTAATGTCACAGGCAACGTCTACGATGATAAGAAAGACAAACACTAGGAGGTGTGTGTTGAATTTAAGTACAATAGATAATCGTGCTGAACATGAACACAACTGGATACAACGTGTTAATGATGCGTTGCCACGTTCTGTTCACGCACAAGCAACGGCTGTTGACGCAAACTTTGATGTCCTTTATGAGACATTAGGGTGGCAACATCCAGACACTTCGCATTTTGTGTGGAATACATACAATCGAGGTGCATATAAGGGGCAACCAACCGATCAGGTTATTCTACGTGCAGATAATTACCTGCCGATGGGTAACGTATCAGGTCAGTACCCTGACCGTGACGGGTATCGTCATGTCTACGATGTGTTAGAGGACATGTTCCCACAGAGTTGTGAGAGTGTGACCATGTACGGTGGTGGACAGCAAGTGGTTGTTGAGCAGGTGCTTAACGATGAAGAACCCATTGACTTAGGTGATGGTGATGTGTTGCAACCTTTCATTTATACTCGTATGAGTTTGAATCAGGTTTGGAAAACTGAAATCATTCCTGTGTCTAAGCGTCTGGCGTGTGAGAACATGCTGGGTACTGGTGGTCACATCATTGGTGTGCGTGCTACTAAGAACCACGATCAGATTCTTTCGCAGAAAGTTGTGGAAGAATCACAAAAGCAAGGGTTGATTATCGCAAGGATGGCTCGTGTGATGAAAGATAAACCTTTCACAGACAACCAGTTCATGTCGATGATGGATTCGTTGTTGCCTTTATACACAGTGGTCGATGATGTCACTGAACGTACTCGTCAGAACATATTGAATAAGCGTACTGCTATACGTCAAGCATGGAGACAAGAACATCCTAATATGTGGGGCGCATACAACGCTTTTCAAGGTGCTGAACAGCATCGAATAAACATCGGCAACTATGCCGGTACGAACAAACAGTTTCGTGTGCTGGGAGAAACAGTAACTGCACAGGAAAAGTGTTTGCTCAAAACTTTAGATGCTAAGGGAACCAAGATAGCGGACGAGGCAGAGGCTTACTTACAAGGTCTGATTAGTTACGCTCACTCAGAAGAACCTTTTTAATACTACACTGGTAGTCAGATGGTCGAGGTATCCACCTCCCCCTCCGACTATCTCGCAGGGGTGCGTCTGCGTATCAACGCACTCAACAATCCACTACTTTAGGAGGTAATTATGTGGACATTTACAACTGACGGATTCTTTTCCGTTGTCGCTCATAAAAGTATGAAATTAAAGCACACTCATCTTATGGTGCGTGCGCGTGACAAAGAATCTTTAGAGAATCTTGCGTACAAGTTGTCTCAATTAACTAAAACATTACCTGCATATAATGCAGAGCATAAGTTTATGAAACCTGTTCAGGCTAATGACTTTTGGCTTGACAAAATAAAAGAAAGTCCAAATGCAGATTATCCTTACAGGATGACCATGTTGCGTGAAACATGGGCGCAGTACATGAGCCTGTACATAGAGAACCATAATCATATTAACTTTGATGAGCGTAAGGCTGACTTGCAGTACACAAACTTTAAAGATGCGTGTGATAGGGCAGGTTTTGATGCGGCTAAACTTATTGCGTTACATAGGGTGTGGGAAACTATGGCATATGACTGGGATGACGCTCGATTTATCACAAGCAAATGATTAAAGAACTTTGTTCTTTGTGCAAACAACAACTACATTCAGATGATCTAGGACATGAACATCCAGAAACATATGAACCTATTTGCACTGAATGTAGGTTTGCTGTTCAATCAGATAGGAAATTATGATAACTAAATTGTTACTCATAGGAGCGTTAAGCATAGGAGGATGCTCGTCATTAAGTGAATACATCCAAGTGTATTTCGCTCCCGAAGATCACGACCTTATGGAACAGATCGCATGGTGCGAATCGTCTGCTGACCCAAACGATTCATACTCTGTTGCAATCAACCCTAAGAGTGGTGCAACAGGCTGGTTTCAGCACTTGCCTAAGTGGTGGGATGAACGCAGTAAGAAAGCAGGGTTTGAGGGGGCGCATATCCTTGACCCTGAAGCAAACGTAGGGGTAGCAAGTTACCTCTACTACAACATGAATAGCAATCCCAGATGGGGTGGTGCTAGTCATTGGTATCCCTCGCGTAGATGTTGGGGAGGAAAGTAGAACAATGGAAATAGATAACAACAAACCGTTATGCGAATACATACCGGATGAAATACACAAAATGTTTGGTGACCCTGATCTTCCGCAACACCAGTTGCTTGAATCATTATGGTTAACATGCAACGAGTTAGCAGTAGGTGCATCAGTCAACGTAGCGGCTATATCTTTTATCGCTCAACAAACAGGGCTTGAAGATGCTTTGACAACACACATGCGCGATAATGTGTTTACTCATCCAAGCATGCAAGAACCTGAACCTGAACCATCAAGTCCACCTAAGTTACACCTTGTAGGCGATGTTAAGGATGACTGATGCGAAAACGTACAACAGGAATGACGTTACCTGAGAAGGTAGATTTCTGGTTAGACCCTGTTAATAAGTGGTCACAATGGGAAGATGATTGTCTGATTTGGTTAGGCAAACTTGCATGGAATGGATATGGATGCGTTAGCCACACACATGAACACGGCAGAAAGTATCACATCCTGTCACGCCTTGTCTGTATTGTGAAGAATGGTGAACCACCAGCACATAAAGACAGCGCCGAACACACTTGTGGTAGGCGGGCTTGTATAAATCCTAAGCATTTGTATTGGGGTTCAACTAAAGACAACAATAGGGAATCGCGTAGGAATCGCAGGCAAGCAGAAGAATTGCAAGAGTTAAACGAGGATGTTAAGTATATGGAAGCAAGAATCATACAGTTAGAACATGAAAAAAGTTTTCATCTAAGACAGAAAGGTTGGCATAGATGAGTGGTGGTTGGAAGCATGAGCAAGGAACGCTTACAAGAGAAGAATGGTTACATTATCGTAACATAGATGCAAAGAAGTTACGAAGCAAGAACGTAATCGTAAACGAATCTTCACCTAAAAAGAAATTTCAATAAGTAGAATAGTAAGTACTAAGTATCTTTTTAGTGTAACTAAAAAGGTACTAAGTAAGGGAGGTAGTAATGAACTTAGATTACCCGTTGCATTTAGATGCAGATGGTAGGTGGGTACACACTTGGGTTAGACAATCGTCTATTAAAACAGCAGATATGTGCATGGAGAAATGGCGCACCGACATTTTTAATGTTGTAAGCGAACCGTTGAAAGATGCCAGTGAATTAGGTACTGCATGTCATGCGGCTGTTGAAGATTTATTAAACGCACGCATAGAGAACCAAGGTGAAATGTCCTTGCCGGATATGCTAACTGCGTTTGAACACTATTGGTTTGATGTCGTTGATGACATAACAGTATGGAACAAATTCACGGCTGCGTCTGGGTACGAAGCAGGGTTATCCAAACTTAAAAACTGGTACGAAGAAATCTACCCGCAGTTAAACCCTGTTGAGGTAGAACACACGTTTAATGTGCCTCTAATAGAGGATGAGTTTAGAGTTGTCAGACTCACAGGTACTGTGGATCTGATTGAAAAGGATCGCTGTTGGGATTGGAAATTTCCTAGCAGAGACTATACGAAACAGGCATGGGAGTATCACAGATGGGATGTGCAATCTATTGCATATGCTTTCGCTACTGGTATCCCTGACTTTTCGTATGCGGTGATGCACCCGAAAGGTGCTAGCCGAATGGATCTTGTGCGTGACGAGGAGCATTTTGCTTGGTTACGTCAGAAGGTTCTAGCATTATGCAAACTAATCGAAAGCAATCATCGTGGTCCTTACCCGTTGAATGACAACGGTTGGTGGTGTAGTGACAAATGGTGTGAAAATTTCACACGGTGTAAAGGTGCAACGATAGGAGGCACATAGATATGGCATTTAAGCCTATGGCTCCACATGAAAGAGCCAGTATAGAAGCGCAGGTTTGTCTTAAGGGAGGCGTGGAACTTGCGTGCGCAGAAATAGCAAGCAACCCTGATGGGGTGGCTGTTACAAGCGCAGTGGAAAACGCAAAGGTTTTGGCTGATGCGTTGTCAGACCTCAAGACAATTCTTGCAGGTACAGAAATAGCAATAGCCCCTAGTAATGGTGATATGGATGCCGCGATTGCAAAGTCAAGCGCAGTAATCTCTGAAGCATTCGAGGGGACAACACAAGTAAGTACATCCAAACCTACTGCCAGTAAGTATGTGGATGATACGGATTACCCTGAGATACATAAATTGTTTCTCGCTGAAAGCGCATCGGGTATCAAATACGGATCTAAAGACAGTATGTTTTTAGACAACGTAGAGATAAGAGAAGCCTTTCAAAAAGGAGTAAGAACTTATCCTGCCGACTATTGGATGGAGTCAATGAGAGGCGCAGATATACCTGTTACTAAGCATGGTAAGTGTGCGTTGGGTGATTTTAAAGTTAAGAAAGGTGTGAGCATCAATTCAGATGGTGCGCCTATTCTTACTAGCGGTGAAGGTAACCATCCTCTTGCTAATAAGAGTGGTTACTTTGCTGGACTTGTTAATCATTCCCCGTTCAACTGGGCAGACAAGGAAAAACTTCTTGCCTGATGAAATAAGTCTTGAGGATGCGCAAGCACTCATAGCAGGGGCGGGAGCAACCGCGGCTCCCGTTCCTGCGCCACCCTCGGAGCCTCCAGCAGAAATAGAGGGGATATCATCTGCTGATCTACAAAGATTATTTACACCTAAAAAAGAACAGGTGCGCCGTATGCGGCACGACCTGCAAGTAGGTAACGAATGGTCATTTGGAGTTCGTGCGTTTGATGATGCCACATTAGGTGGTGCAAGAGGCGGTCAACTTGTGACCGTCATAGGTAGATCACACACAGGTAAAACTTTACTTGCGTTAAACATGGTGGCACGTAATCGTAACCATCGAACCTTATGGGTAAGCCCTGATGAAACAGAAACAATGTTTTGGGGTAGATACGCAGCCATCAGGTTAGACACAGACCAGAAAGAATGGATCAACAAACTGATCCGTGAAGATCCAAAGGCATGGGAACGAGTAGAAGAAATAATGCGGAAAGATACCAACCTGCATTTTGAATCCACTGGAATGACAGTTGATGATCTAGATAAAGCAATGCGTATCGCATCAGTGGAACTATGGGATGGGCAAAGACCAGACGTAATCGTGTACGACTACCTTGAATTGATAAGAGGTGGAGGAGCAGGAGATGCGGCAAGTGTGCAAGCAAAAATAGAATCCTTCAAACAACTAGTCTCTGACTGGCGTGTTGTAGGCGTAATGTTGCACCAGTCTGGGCGTGGTTCAGGTAATCGCGGTAAAGCAGGTGGCATAGAAGCAGGGCGTTACGCATCCACAAGTGAAAGCCATTTTCTTATAGAAACATGGCGCAGATGGGATGACACTAACCTTGAAGATGAGGTTCGTCACCATTACGAAGATGAAATTAGCGTAGGCTTATGGAAGAACAAATCAGGGGACGGCGAAAAAGCAGAAACTAACCTAAGAATAGGATCAAGCGGACGCTTGTTAGAACCCGGAATTGTGTGGGAGCAGATGAATTTCGATGAGTGATTTAATAAATACATTTGGGTTACTGTTCAGGGGTTTCATGTCAGCACATGGAACAGATGAAGGTGGATGTAAATGGGCGATAGTAAATCGCACAACATTTGAACGTCACATATCAGGCGAAGAAATGATTGGGATTTACCCAATGGTTTACAACCCTGAAAATACAACAGCAGAATTTAACTGGGAAGAAAACGAAGATAATAACCGTTATTATCCAGATATGCAGCCAGACTTATGGCATTGCAAGTGGGGTGCTATAGACATAGACGAAGGAGATGACTCACTAGTCTTAGCAAAGAATGTGAGTGTGGTCTTGTCAGCATTAAACATTCCTAGTTGGGTGGAACTATCCAGAAGTAAAGGATGTCACGTATGGATCTTCAATCAACAATGGACACGTTCATCTGTTATGCGCAGAGCAATGAAAAGCGCATTGCAACTATTAGAAATACCTTACGATGCTGTCTACCCTAAACAAGATTCACTGATGGGACCGCCCGGAAATTACATGCGTATCCCTTATGGTGGGAAACGACCAGAAGGCAGACAAGAAGTTTTTGATTCAGAAGGCGAACGCTTAACTCTTGAACAATTCGTTGAACAAGCAGACAACAATCGTGCATCTTTAGAAGCAATAGAACACGCCGCAACCCTGTATAAAGAACCACAACCAGTGGTTCCAGACTTGCCACCTAAACGAGACTACAACAAAGAACCATTAATGAACCCTGATGGGTCACGCTTACGTGGACTATCATCACAAATGTTTGATAATGGACCCGTCCCGTACTACAAAGAACAAGGAGCAGGCAGAGGCAGACACGGATTTCTCAACAGATTTGCACGATCTATGTTTGAATCCGGCTATAACCATGTTGATGTCGTATCATGGACTAAAGACTTAGACTCAAGGTTAGGACAGTGGTGGGATGACGGACCAAAATTCCAAGGCAGGCACGACTGCGAAAGACAAATCGAAAGACTTGTCCAAGAAGCAAAGCAAAGAGCAGCCAAGTGAATACTCATTTGTTGTTGAAGGCAGACCCAAACCTAAAGCAAGACCACGCATGTCACGCAAAGGAATGGTTTACACACCTAAAGAAACAATCATTGCTGAAGAAGCCTACGTTCATGCACTCGGAGATGACTGCCCTGTGTTTGAAGGACCAGTGGAAGTGGAGATGACATTTTGCATAGATCAGACTCTAGTAACAATCAAATCAATACCCGAATCGGAGACAAAACTCAGAGGGGATCTGGACAATTATGTGAAAACGTGTCTGGATGGATGTCAAAGAGCAGGGATAATACCCAACGACAGGCTAGTAATGAGAATCGAAGCAGAGAAAACCATATGATAAAAATAGATTTAGAACCATGGGAATACGAATGGGCATCTCATGTAGGCGCAAGACGTTACATAGAAAACTGGGATAAAAACGATGCCCTTCATTATGACAGAAGTCGAATGCAAGACGACAGAACTGCACAGGTCGCAGCCTGTGTAGCAGAACTAGCAGTAGCCAAACATACAAACAAATACTGGTCAGGTCATGTTTGGAAAGTAGACAAACATGACCAGTACAAACACATTGCTGACGTAGGTAAAAACATAGAAGTTAAACGCGTACGAACCAGCACCAATGCAGCCGTTAGACGTAAACAAAACGGATTAGGTTTAGTCCTGTTTGTTGTGCGAGTTGTTGAACCAGAGTTACGTTCAGCAGAAATACTCGGTTGGATAAGTCAAGACTTAGGTTGGGCTAAAGGTTTACCCTCAGATTATGACCCTGAAAACACACGAGTGATAAAGGAAGAATATTTAAACTCTCCAATGAACTACAATAGTGCATATGGCGAAGAAGGAATTTCCGTTTGATCCCCTTAAAGGTTTACGGGGGGCATCCTACGCCGAGATTCGAGGAGCGCCCGACACACTCGTACAAGCATTACAACAAGCAAGCCCCTTCAGCGAACCGCGCCTCTCAAAAGAAGAAAGCACGGCTCGCCACGAGGTTGTTCTTGACGCGTTGGAAACGCTCGAAGATTGGGAACTCTGGTTACTAAACGCAGTTCTATTTGAACGCATGAGTTTGCGTCAAATCGAATACGTTATGGGCATACCTAAAACTACAGTCGCACGTAAACGTGACAAGATCTTAGACAAATTAAAAACCTATCTAGAAGATCATCCTGTAATTAAAGAATACTTATCCTAATCTTGAAAATCTTCTAACGCGTCAGCGGATCTCATAATCAACTGGCTGATTGTAGAAAATACATGCGAGTGTAAAGGGCTGTTATCAAAATCGTTTATCAGATTCTCAGCAGCGAATGCCATTACGTGTTCGTAAGGCAAAACAATTAACACACCCAAACTATCTTCATGCCATTTAGCATGGTTGTTATCAGCCATCTCCATAAGATGTGAAGTATCTCTCATATCTTCCATGATTTCAGTAGCAATGTAATCGTATTCGTCTGTAAAAATTTCAAACTTTTGATTAACCTGCTCCTGATTCATAGTTACTTATCCTTTGCTACCTTGTCTTTAACAATAGTCTTAAGTACAGAAACGGCAGCAGCCAAACCTGCAATGCCCGCTCCTTTTGCTGATGACAAATCAGCAACTACGAATGTTCCAAGAAACGCTTGAGCGAAAGTCCACCCCGCACGTTCCAACATATCCATCATATTTTTCATACTGTCCACAATACCTTCCATGTGTTTTTGTCAATAATGTTATTGACTTTCATAGCATAATTTGATTTGAATTTTTTAACTGCCATACCAGTTTTTCTTCCGTAAATTCCATCCACTTTCAAATCTGCTTTAACTAAATCGTTTAATCTTTTCTGCGCTAATGAAACCAACTCACCCTTACTGCCTCTTTTGAGTACACGAGTGTTCAAATACGCATCACCCTTCTCTAATATGTAACGTAAAATAGCCTCAAAATCTATTGCTACATTAGATGGGCTGTCCTCCACGTTTGCGCCTGAATAAATCCATTCAGCCAGATTCTTGCCGGGGCATGTTGTGCTTGAGAAATCTTTGTGGCACTTGACCCACAAGTGATCTCCATACTTTTTTCTGATTGCCCCGACAACGGTAAGAATTGTTTCTTTACCGATAGGAGTTAAGTTTTTATCTGAATCACCTACGTAAGAAATTGAAATAGTTTTAGAGTTCCATCCCCTAGTAGCCGCACCTACTTTCCAGCCGCGACCTTCAAAAATTTCACCAGTCTCACCTGATACCAACCAGTTGTAACCAATCGAATCGTAACCTCTGGTTCTAACATGGTACCTGTCATGTCCTCTCACACGGTTCCACGGGTCGTCTGACGGCCCCGTAGTGTGATGGATGACTATTCCTACTATTTTTCTACGAAAGTTCTTGAGAGGCTTACCAGAGTCAATCGCCCCCCAATTAGATCTTGAGATGTATTCCATACCCTAAGGATAGTTTGTCCCTAACGCAATCTCGCTCCACGTAAAGATTTTTCTTGGCTAATCTCATCACGCATTTCATAACCACGACTAATTAATTCCATCTGCTGCTCATACTTTGTGTTAGTTCTAAGCCCAATACCAAAAGCAAACGACATCCAACTAGACAACGTACGTTCTTGATAACGCTGCTCATCAGGGAACAACCTGCGGAAATCAGTGAACGTAGGTAACAACTGTGCCATCGTGTGCAACTCATAATCTTTCATAGCCCAATCACCCTGATCGTTCTTAGCCGCAAGACCACCCATATTCAACAAAGGCATAAGACCCGGAATCATCGCGTACGCACGAGGAACAACCTCATACCTGCCATCAAAATTGTAATCCTTCCACAAATTTTGCTTTGCTTTCCATTCGTAAGGAGCCTTAATCAAAGGAGTAACTTGTGTACCGAAAGTACCTAACGCTATTTGAACACGATCAACAACAGACAAATCTTTATCAAAAGCCAACGCAGGATCAAGCAATTCCAACGGAGCCTTAAACGGCATGTCAGGAAGAATAAACATATCCTCCCCTTCAAACTTAAACGGCAACTGAATAGCACCTTGACGTTGCATCCAACGAGGATAAACAGAAGGAGGACTCTCAGTCGTAGCCTCAATCTCCTTCTTCAAACTGTTGTAACGATTGAATACAGCAGGCTTACGAGCAAACATTTCAAACATCAACGGCATGTTCTTACGAGTCCACGTATAAAAAGGAATTACTTTCTTAACAACATTGCGTTCAAAATCAGACAAGTCATCGTAATCGAAATGAAACTTCATCACATTATCAAACGCCTCATCAACAGCGCCACCCTTATACAGTGTGTCGAACCCTAAAGAACCACGCACAAAAGTTTCAGTAGCCATACCCAAATTACGAGACAACCTTAAAGGAGCGTTACGACTAGACGCAGGATTCATAGCATCTATCAAATTAATTTTCTTACCACGAATAGTTACACTAGGACCAATACCTTTACCACCAGTCTCAACAAACTCAGTTGCAACCTGACCACCAGCAGCACCCAAAGCACCACTCTCAGACAACTGCCTTATGTATTGCACATGCTCAGGATTAACATTATTAGGATTAATACCACGCGCTTTCATAGCCTTACGCATACTGCTAGCACGATCAGTTAAACCTAAACGAGTTGCTTCTTCTTCCTGAAACTTCCAATACGAACGCATAAACCTACGGTAATTAGACCAATTCATACCAGACAAATGATTCATAAACACAGCAGACATAAAGTTCCTGCCATGAAATCCGGGCTTTGCAATCATGTAAGCGCGTAACAAATTGTGCAATTTGTCATACTTGCGGAAGAAACCAGCAGCACCACCCCTAGCAACATACCTTTCAGCAGCAACCATTGATTCAACAATCGCTTCAGGACCCTGCAATGTAGCACCAATAGGTTTAAAGCCAGAACGGAACACAGTGTCTAACACTTCTTCACGTTTAGGAATCCTATGCAAATCATCAGCACCTTCAGGGAACTGAGACACCAACTCCAACCAATCATTAGCGCCTTCCTCGAATTGATCCAAAGCAAGGTTCAACATCTCTGCATCATTATCAATAAGAGCGCCTACAGCCAACCGAATCTCAACAAGATCATCAGGTATATCTTCCAAAGGAACATTCTCAGGCGCACCCAACCGAGCAAGAGTTTCTTTTGCTCGATCAATCTGTCCCTGTTTCTGAGCCAATGCAGTATCCAAAGCCCATTGACTCATGCCAGCATTAACATCTGTCCGTCCTTTATCGGCAACAGCATTAGCAAATTTTCTGCTAAGTTCTGCATGCACTACAGAAACTTCTTCTAAATTTTGTGTAAGTAAAGCACGTTTATTAACGAGTGCTTCCATTAAATCAATCTGATAAGCATTAGGTCCAACGCCTTGATAATTAGGACCCATGTAACTTTGTGCTTGTCCATCCCACCAGTCTAAAAACGAGGCTGCGTCTATAAATTTTGTTTGACCTTCTGCTGCTCCCATTGAACCTTTGCCAATAATAGTTTCAATGGCTGCCGCTTCATCTTCCCATAACTCACCAGCAGTTTTAAGAACATTTGATTCATCATCAGGATCAATTATCATAGGCATATCAGGGTCATCAGGGTAAGGATTATGCAACCTGCGTGCAGCATCATCACTTAAATCGGCGCTATCAAACGCAGCGTCACTAGCAATACGAGAAATGTTTCTGTGTGTAGTCATCACATCAGAACTGTGTACAGCAAGAGGATTTGTAACCATCATGTTTGCCCAAAGTTGTGGCGATGGCGAAAATCTTTTTCCTTGAAAAGGAACTGCTTCAGAAAGAGCATTAGCGCTCATTGTTATTTCTTCTTCATTAAACCAAGCAGTAGCGTTATACCCATCCGCACTTAAAGAACGGCGGTAAGTTTCATAAAAGTTTTTAAACAACCACTGTTGAGGTTTAACTGCTTTATCAGACAACTGGCTAATAGGAGTACCCGAAGGTTGCATAGTAAATAGCAACGCATCTATACCACCAGCAAAACGAGAAAGCATAAAATTGTTTTTAGCAATTTGACCAGCCCAACCATCAGGATTTATAGCACTATCTATTTGACCTAAATAAACAGAAAGCATTTCAGGTACATCACCTGTTTTAATATTTAATTCTTTCCGCAACTCAGTAGATAATTTTGCTATATTTTTTTCCCAAGGGTCTGTCAATCTGGGGCGCATAATCTGACCTTCAGTCAAACGTCTAGAAACTTGCCCCCCACCAGAAGTATCAGTCATCCAAATAGCAAAACGTAAACGTTCCTCGAAACTCATTGAGTTTAATTTCTGAACCATTTGCGCACGTTGAGGATCAATACCAAACGCACTTGTAGGAATTGCAATATCACCCATCTCTAAAGCCATACGAACAACAGCCGCAGATTTACTAATCTGTTCACGCCTTAAACTGCCAGCAGCAAAACCACCACTTAACATATCGGGAAGATCTTTAGCAGTTCGCTCCCAAACTCTTAAAACTTTTCTAAGCAACTCAGGGTCAGCGTCATGTACGCGAGCAATCTGATCCAACATCATATGACCAGCACCAGAACTTACTAAAGGATCAGCAGCAGCCAAATAACCACCCCTTCCACTTCCTTTAATAATGTCGTGCATTTCAATAGCAAATCGTTCTATATCTTCAGGCGATTCAATACTTGTCTGACGCATCATCAATTCTGCTACACGCACTTCAGTGTCAGCATGTAAACCATAAACCTTAATATTTTTAGCACCCAACGGAGTATCTAAAACAAGGTTGTAACTATAAGGAGACGTATTATCTACATACATTCCATCCAAAGTCACATTAAGAGAGGGCTTATCAGCCCACGCCAACTCAGGGCTACCATAACGCAAAGACGGAGCAAGAAAAGAACTGTTACTCTGATGCAACAACCTTGTTGCAGTACCATTCTTAATAGCCTCATCAATAGTTCTTTGAGGAACTGAACGAGCAGCCAACGTAGCACCAATCAAATCATCAGAACCCTGAGCAAAAAAAGGCTGATTAAACTTATTAGCCAAAGCCTCTAATCTAGATTCAAGAAAATCTACATAAGAAGCCTGTTCCTCTGCTGCTAATCCGGGCATGTGACGGCGAACAAAATTTTCCATACCACCCATACGGTTACGCAAATCTAACAACTCTCTTACTTGATTACCTAACGCTCTAGTAAGGTCACCATCTACAACACCGCCCTTAACTAAATCCTCGTATGCGAAACGAGCGCTTTGTAACATGCTGTCAATATCTTCTTCAGGATCTAAATAATTCCAACCAATATTTTCTTTCAAAGCGCCTTGAGCGCGGTGAAAGAAAGAACCCCCGTTATCAATACGTGTAACACCATCCAAAGCAGAAACGCCTACATTGTCAAACCCTGTGCCTAACACATCCCAGTTAGATAACAACACATCAGCCGCTAAACCGCGTGCTAAAACTTCAACAAACGGAACACCAACAGCATCAACTTGTTGCACCCTTGGGTCAGTTGGATCAGCAAGAAACTGCACACCATTACCATCCGTGTAAACCCTTGCAGTAGCAGGATCTAAACCACTCTGTTGAATTGTAGTTAAATCATCAAGCCAAGGAGACACATGATATATAGAACCATCCGATGCCCTAGAAGCATAAGACGCAGGAGCAGATAAACCTAACTCCCTGTATAAAGCATTAGACAAAACCTCACCAGTGACACGATCACGCCCGTTACCATTACGGACAAAAAAACTTTCCCCAGTTTCAGGGTCAAACGCTTCATCACCATACTGTTTAACATAATAAACTTTGTCACCCAACTGATACTTGCCACCAACATTCGTTCCTAATGGACCCTCAAGTAAAGTTCCATTAATAAGAATGTCATCAATGCTTACACCAACAGGACCAGCAGGTATCTGAGAAGTAGTAGGCACATTTTGCATAGCCTGAAGATTTTTTTTCAACTGAACAGCATCTCTGACTGTCATAATAATTGGTTCACCACCATTAGGAGGTTGAACTACTAAACGTAAAGGCTGACCCGCTGCTTCCGCAGCATCTTCTAAATCTCGGATAGTTGTAGCGTAGTAATCTATTTGAATATCAAGAGCCTCATCTATCTGCTGAATCATCTCACTCATTTCACGACCATCAAACAAAGTCGCGCGAGCAGGCAACCCACTACCAGCATGATATGTGTACAACAAATCCATAACATCAGGAGAAGTTAAAACCTCATCCAAAGACCGACCATCGGCAATACCCTGATCTAATGCTTGAAGAATCCCTGCTTTAGCAGTCGTCACATTATCAGGAGTAGGAATATCTAAAACATCAACATCAGCAAACTCTGCATAATCATCAATAACTTTAGTTGCTTCTTCCATATCTAAACGTATGCGCTTTAATGACCAGTCAAGTTTGTAAGCAGCATTACCCGTTTCCCACCCAGTAAGAACAGCATCTGCTGCACCTGTTGTTGGCACTTCAACCTTTGGTTGACGAGCCAACACATCTAATTCACGTTCAACACCAAGCCAAACACCAATACCTTTTTCATCAGACTGTTGAAGAATCCCATCCATATTCCCAAACAACAACTCAACATCAGATTCAAAACCTGCTTCACCAACAAAAATAAACCTGTCACCCTCTTGTCTTAAGAAAGAAGGCAACTCATTAGCAGCAGCAAACGCAGCCAAATCAGCATTAGGATCAGCAGGATTCAACCCACCCAACTCACGCACAAACAAATCAAAATTATCAGAAGTCTTAAACACACTAGTAATAGCACGCTCTAAAAAAAGTACCTGAGCAGTACCACTACCCAAAGTCTCATAAGCAAAACGCAAAGATGTTTCATCCATAGCCAAAGACTTACTCTTATCAACAAGCCTTAAACGTTCTTCTTCCAACTTAACAATGTTTGCCGCATCAGGATTATCTTCAATGTCTTTGGTCAACCTTGCTATCTGCTCATCAACTTCGGCTCTTTCAGCCTGAACAGCCACATAACTTTCTTCTTGACGAGTAATCTCATCCGCATAACGCCGTTGAATAGCATCCGCTTCCAACACTTCACGTTCAGCCTGATCTACAACAGCCTGCAACTCCTCAATGTTCTTATCAACAACAGCCTGATCGCCTACACCTGCTGATTTACGGTTCATAGCCTCCATCAAATTAGATGTAGCATTCATCCACGCAGCCTGAGCATCTCTAAAACGGCGACCTGCTTGCACAGCACGAGAACTAGGGAGTTTAACAAACTCAGCCATCCTGTCTATAAGAATACCCTCAGAAAACAACAGGCTTTCCGTGTAAACCTCACCAGCACGTTTAGAAATCTGATTAACATAACCACGCATAGCAGTCTCAATGTCATCAACAAACAAAGAATAATCCCCACCATTACGTTCAATAATGTCAGTGATCTGCTTCTCAATAGAACCCCAAGTACGCCCATCAGGATCACCAGCGATTTTAGATCCGGGTTTATTTAACTTCTCACCCCAAAAATTGTCAGCAATATCACCTTCTTCTTTAAGAAGTTTCCGTGCCTCATCAGGAGTAATCTTCTCACTCTTAACACGAGCAGCGACAACAGCCTCAAACTCATCAGGATCAACATACTTACGTCTAAGTTCAGGACCTTGAGGTTTCCATTTACCACGAGACTTATGTATGCGCCTACTGTATTTACCTGACTTAGCCCACGCTTCCTGAATCGCTTCTTGCGCCTCGTCAGTTAATTGGCGAGGCACATAATTATCTATAAAAGACAACCAATCTGCCCCACCACCAGCCCTGTTAGCCTCCACTCTTAACAACTCAAAAGTATCTCTACCTTTCTGCAAAAGAGCATCATCTATACCAGCAGCAGCATTAACATCACCAGCCAAAGCATGATACATCTGGCTAACATCTACACCTGCTTCGTCAACATCATTCAAAAAATCGTTAGCGATACGGCTCAACTGAACTTTAGTACTACGACCTTTTGAATTACCTCGCGCGACAGCATGTATAACACGTTTACCTTGCTGAATAAAAACAGAATCAGAAGATTCACGAATAGCAGTTTTCAACTCAGGCAACCGACCAGCAAAACGACCCTTAGTAACCATACGAGTCAACCCGCCACGCTGACCTATAATACCGTTACGTAAACCTTGCGGGATGCCTGTAACTAACTTGCCTAAAATAGGAGTTTCAGAAGTCATAATACGCATACCGACAGGAGCCTGAACTCCTTTACGAGTAACCTTATTAATAGCCCTTTCAATAGGATCAGCAACTCTTAAAGCCCTACCCACTGGACCCGTAAACGGAACCTTCATACCAAAAGACAATTTCATTTTGGCAGCATCATCAGCAGTTAAAAAAGCACCTTTAAAACCTTGTTCTGCTTGACGAAAACCTTGACGTAAAGGATCAGTAAAAGCATCATCACCAAATCTTGCAGCACGATCCAAACCACTATCAGCCCATTTAGAAGCAGCAAAACGAAGATCATCACCATCAACAGATGTCGCACCTTTCTTTTGCGCACGCGCACCTATCTCATATAAACGCTCTAAATCAGCAACTTCCTGATCCGTAAACTTAACAACTAAAGACTGTGCATCTTCACCAATTTCTTCAACCGCTGTTCTGGAAGTCCACTCCCAGCCATCATCAACTTTTTTCAAAGAAGATTTACCACCCTTGGCTATATCACCAGCAATGTCATCCGCTAAAGCAGACCAATTAGCGTTATCCATTTGACGGGCGACATAACCCATACCTTCATCACCAACTGTTTTACTAAGATTAGTTAAAGCAGACTTACGAACAAGTTCTCTACCTACTTCACGCGCACCTTTTCGAGCCAACGCACTACTAAACGCTGCACCTTTACCTACAAGACCCAGATAAGACAAAGGATCTAAAGCAACGTCACCAATAAAACCTAAAGCAGCAGCACCAAATTTTTGCCAACCACTATCACGATCCTGCATGACATCATAGTCATGCAACAAACGACCAAAAGTATAATTGTCATTAAACTGTTTTTTAAAATCACCCCAACTGGCATCCTGCCCAGTAAAAACATCAATAGTTTCTTTTAACGCAGAACTAGTAAAAGCCAAAGGCTTTTGAATAACATTAAGAAAGCCGCCTACAGGTCCCTTAGTTAAAGCATTTACATACCAAGGAGTGTTTGCTTTAATGTACCGTTCATTAGCCCACGCAACATTGTGACGAGAAGGAGCAATAGTCGTAGACAAAGGCGCTCCTGCGCTTTTGCCAAGAATTGATTCTAAACGACCACGATCAGTAACTTCACCTACACCAGATATATTACGTTTTTCGCCAAGTATGGCGCTTAATCTGCCTCGGTCTGTGGATGTAGGAGTTTCATATGCCATAACATTTTTTAATTGCCAATACCTGTTGCGCCTTCATATTCAAGGAAATCAGCAAAAGTCTCACCTTCAAATTTAGGTTTAGTTTGTTTAACAGGTTCAGGATTTAACGGAGCATAATTAGGAACCCAATCCCATTCACCACCAAAATTCCTATCAAACCATCCACGATTATCACGAATCTTTTGACCATTTGCACCTATGTAATAATAACGTATCCCATCATGATAACTTTCTATATAAATAGGACGACCATTTACCCATGAGTCAGGAGTTATAGCAACACCTGCTGCATTTTGTTCATACATTTGAATAGGTGCTTGTTTACCTGTTTTTGGTTCCATCAAATTATCTCTTGAACCGTAACCGCCTTTTTCAAAAGTAATTCCTTGACCAGTTTGTTTTACTGCATCAGTTTCTTTACTGCCCATACCGCCCGTTTTAGGATCAGTAGTAACTTTTGGACCTGCATCAGTAGCCATACGAGCAAAATCTTTTCTTTCTGCTGCAAGTTCAGCATCAATACCTGCTGCCTCTGTTCCAAAATTAGGTTGATTATAAGGAGCGGCGGCTTCTTCACGGGCAGTTGTTAACTGCCCCATTTCACTAGCATAAGCCTTAATAAGAGCAATATCTTCTGTACTCATTTGCTTGCCTTGACCTAAAGCATCTGTTTCTGCAAGACCAGCAAAAAATCCTTCTTGGTCATTTTCGTTCATACCTGCTGCTTCTTGAGCCAAACGAATTAAAGGAGCCTGATTCTCACCATAACGGCGAACCATGCTTTCATAAGTACCTTCATCACCAAACTGACCATACAAAGCACGATCAGCAATATATTGATCGCGTACAGCCTTACGTTCAGAAGCACTCATCTGATCCCAAAGGATCTTACCCATTTCAGGATTACCACCACCAAGACCATAAAACTCTGCTGCTGCTAAAGAACCAGCAGCCTCAGCCTCAGCAGCCGCATTGTCTGCCAACCTTGTTGCTTCTTCTTCAGTTTTAGCAGCCGCTATTTCAGCATCATATGCTTCTTTACGGAACTTGTAATCACGAGCATCTTCAAATCTACGTGTTCTTTCAAACGTATCTCGTTGGTCACGATCCAACTCTGCTTCACTTACACGCAAAGCACGATCCAAAGCAGACTCACTTACACGCAAAGCACGATCCAAAGCAGACTCACCTTCACGGAACTCACGATCCAATGCAGCCTGACCGGCCTGATAATCTTGCCCTTGTAAGCGTATTCCTTCATCAACCAAGAATTGTTCACGGCGCATTTCATCACCAAGCAGAGCATTAATCATATCCTCATCACGAGCCTGATTAAATTGTTCCTGACGTAACTGTTCTGCCAACAAACGTTCAGATTCCTCAGCATTCAAACCTTGCAATACTTGGAACGCCTCGTCACCCAAAGCCAAACGAGACTCAGCAGCCAACTGTGCAGGCGCAGCCTGTCTTTCAGCCGCAGCCATATTCGCTATCTGAGCAAGACGCGACATAGCATCCTGCGAAGAAGCGGCTTGCGAACTAGCAAGACCAGAAGCCAAAGCAGCAGCCTGCTCAAACTCGTCTGTAACCTGTGGACCCAAAGCCTGCCTCGCGGCAGCAATACGATCCTCTGAACCAGTAGTTAAACCAGTAGCACGACCAGCAATAGCATCAATCAAAGCCTGTTGTTGTGCCGTACGATCTGTTTCCAAAGCGCCAATATCACCAGTTAAAGTTCTAGCAATCTCACCAATTTGCTCATTTCGTCTAGCCTCAGCATTACTTAAACTTGTGCGTCTACCAGAAATTAAATCAATAATATTCTGAGACAAATCTGTTGCTTGACGTTCACCAAACAAATCACGAATAGTTTCTTCCATATCAGCAGGACGATAATATTCATCGCCTACACCACCACCTGTAACTGCACCTACACCAGCAGGAATACAAACACCATTTGCCCAAGTCCCACCAGTAAGCGCACACGCTATTGCTGGATCAAAAGTAGGAGGAGGATCATCACCTCCACCAACAGGAACCTCGATTTCAGGGTCAACAACTGTCTCTGCCGCAGCAGCAGCATTCTGAGCATCAATACGTCTTTGAACTTCTTCCCAATCAACATCACCCAAACCTAAAGTTTTAGGAACCGGCACGCCAGCAGCATCACCATAACGCTCAGGCACAACCTGACCCGCAGGAACCTGCGCAAACCGATCACCATACTGCTTCTTCAACTCACGCAACTGAACAGCAGCCGCACGAGGATCAGCAGTTCTACCCGTCATAGCCAACTCTTTACCAGCAGTCATAGCACTACCAGCAGGACGCATCATAGAACCACGTTGAGCAGTTCTGTAATTAAACGGAACATTAGAACCAGCAGGCAACTGGCTAGTAGGAGAATCATATTTGTTTTGCAAAAACCTTAAAGTTTCTGCTTGACCAACATCACTTCCTTTAAACCCTGCCGCTCTAGGATCAGCACTTATTTGAGCCGCCGCATTTTTAGCAGCATACTCAGCAGCAGTTTTAGCCAAAGCATCATCAATTAACTTTTGAGTTCCTGCACCAAAAACCATTACAACAACCCCTGCAACGTCTGCGAAATAGCAAACCTTCTCATAGCATTAGCAATCTGATCGTCAACCAAACCGCCATACAAATTCTCATCCAAAATAGCACGCTGCTTATCTAATTGGCGTCTCGCCTGCTCCGCAGAAGACTCAACACCAGTCAAAGCCAACTCCGCTTCACCCGCTGCTATTTCTCTACCCCTGCGAAATAAGCCAGAATCCAACATCCCACGCCTATTAAACTGACCCGGCAATGTACGAGCAGCATTCTTAATCTGCTGATTAGTTCTAAAAGTATTCATCGCTTGGTCACGACCCAAACGTTCAGAGGCACGCTGAATATCATCCATGCCGTAACCGTACTCTTGTGTACGGCGACCCATCGAACCTTTACGTTCGGTGTACCCCGAATAAGCCATTAGTTAAATACTTGCCCTGATAGTAAAAGAGTTGCTGTTTCAACATTAACATTAACAGTCACATCCCCGCTTGCACCCCCGCCGCTGATCGCAACACCCGCAGTCACACCTGTGATATCGCCTGTTGTAGGAGCAGTCCACGACAACCCAGATGCTGTTGACGAGTCCGCAGTTAACACATGTGTATTTGTTCCCACTGACAATTTCGTTGCAGCATCCGCACCCGTTCCGACAATCAGATCCCCCTTGGCATCCGTGTCCACAGTCAGAGTCACAGCACCCTCGCTGCCGCCCCCCGCAAGACCCGACCCCGCAACAACATCGCTGATATCGCCCGTCTGACCCTGAGTTAACCTCTGATCTATTCTCTGTATACTCATGTCGTTCCTTATTGTCCAAAGTAAGTAATGTGAATAGTGCTGCTTGAAGAACCAACGCGAATAAATTTCACATCCGCTAAGTCATCTTGGTACAAATCTAAAACACTGTAAGGATTTAGATAATGCCCCACAGAAGCAGTTGGTGTACCCCAACGCACCCTTATAGGTTCCGCCCCATTAGTAATCATGCACGCTACTGAACCTGCTGGAACTGTTAAAGCCACAGCACTATCGGCAACTGTAAGCGACTGATCTCCTACAAGATTTCCGTATGCTGAAGCCGCTTGAATTATTCCTGCCATTTAATTTCGCCTTCCGAAAATATTCATATTTGCCACCATTTCTATTTCTTCTATACTTTGGGACAACTTACGAAGTTCGTATTCAATACTTACTGCGTTTTGTCCCAAAAACTTGTGAGAAGGTCTATATAAAGTAGAAGTTGTCACTAATCCTCCAACTCATCTATACGCTCATGCACCATCGTAAACTCTGTAGGAATCCACGCGAGTCCAGCAACAATTTCTTTCATATCATTAACTTCTCTTATTACTTGATTCATGTCAGATGCCATTGCCTCTACCACAAGAGAAGGGGCGAATCTGTCCAAATCATCAAGACGAGCAGCGCGTACATCACTAATAGAATCCGCATTTTCTTCGACACCATTTTGAATCTCATCCAGTTTCGCTAAAACACTGGAATCAGTACCAGTATTCTGTTCAATAACAGCAACCTTCGCTTCCAAATCAGAGATTTGGTTAGCGACTGATGCGGCTTTCCAAACGACCACACCTGAGATGGAGGCTACAGACATGATGAGTCCAAGCGTTAGTCTTGATACTCCTATTCGTTTTATGTCTGTTACGTCATCCATTTAGTTATTCGGCTGCCTTTGCTGCTGCTGTAGGAGGATCATCAGGCCAAACAACTTCGGACACCTTGCTAAAACTAGCAGGTAAGTCACGTAGTTCTTGTCTGTATGTCGCCCATTCCTCAGCGGTATGATCGCCTAATGTTGCGTCTGCTATTTGAGTCCAGTCACAATCACGCAACAATGCGTTACGATGCACTCTGGTAAAAGTGAAATCCAGATCCATTGCTGTGGCTCTATCTTCCATTTCTTTTATTTCTTCTGCCGTGAGTTCGATGTACTCACCGTTCACGACCTTATATCT